TCGAGTTCCCTTTCATGGAACCTCCTTTGAATTTGCGGATAGCGCCGCCTTCGCTTTTCTTCGGAGGTTCACCCCCGGAAGACTTCTTCTTGCTCTTCATTATCTCGATCAGCCCAGGCAGCGCCGCCATAATCGGGGCAGCGATCTGACCACCCTTGCCACCTTGACCAGCCATAGCGCCGAGAGCAATGAACTTGCCGTACTCCTGCATGAACTTCTTGAGGCCAGCCTTGGTCTTGGGGATCTCGCCTGCAATACCAGCAGCGCCAGACGACTTCATCATAGACTCAAGTTCCTGCTGTTCGCCTTCGGGCATGTCGAAGCGCATCCCCCTCGTCATAGAGGGAAGTTGCCTGGACGGAAGGCTGGCGAGGGGGTCAACAGCTGGAGCCATTGAAATTACCGGCATAACCGGCTCCACCATGGGAGGGGTAGGCCTAGCCTGGGTGGCCTTTGCTCTTCCCGAAGCCACGGTTTTCTTGGGCCGGGCGGACGACTTTGGCTCGACTATAGATGGATAGTACTCAGCGCCCTCCCCTGTCCTATCCGGCCCATATTCAGAGAGAACGGGAGGGGGCTGCGACGGGGCAACAACAACTCCCCTTGCGCCACCAGGAACAGCCCCGGTTGGATAGCCAAATGGCAAATCAAAAGAAGGAAGGGCAGACCCCCTGCCGGTACCTCTCTGTTGAACAGCGCCAGTTGGATAGCCGCCAACCTGCTTTCGGATAACCTTCTTTTCTTTCTTGAACTTTGGCATACCTTCTCCCTAGCTGACCGTAATTGTAACCCGCCCTAGAGTAACGTAGATCTTGTTCGGCAGCACAGGGTTCCAGCCAAAATACTCTCGTGTCGGCGGATTCTGCTGCGAAGCAGTTCTTGGATTCTCCAGCGCAATAGCCTCGCCTCTGACGTACCTGCCGATCTGAAGCTGAGGATTGTCTATATCGAAGCACTCTTCGCATACAAGAAGACCGTTCCATCTCTGGTTGTAGATATACTTCTTGAGATTCGTGTACTTCACCTGCCTAGCGCAGATGTCGCACATCGCGATTGCGTGCTTACCGGAAGCGTACATTACCAGCCATACCCTCCAGGCACAAGCATGACCGCAGACCGCTGACGATCTTCGTCCGCAGCCCGTTGGAATTCCTCTTCGTACAGCGCCTTCAGTTCAGGGATCCTGGCGAATGCTTCCGGTCTCTTGCAAGCAAGCTGGTAGGCCAAGCCTGCAATCAGCGCCGGAACAAACCTGAACGGCACATCCATATTGTTGTTGGCGTTGGTCCCCACATCCTGCTGCCTGCGGAGGCGGTAGTACACGAACTGCCGGGAGATCGTATCGTCAGGCACCTGCCAGAACGTGATCTGAGGCGTGGTCGTATCCCGTGCAACGTAGAACTGAATGGGAGTGCCACGAAGCAGCTTGTTGGGCAGGGTGTTGTAGGTGACGAACGATATCCGGGTGATGGCAATGTCGGTCTGCTGATTCGTCTGACCGGGGTACGTCCTGATCACACCTTCAAGGATGTCGATTGTGTCGTCAGGCAGGTTGTAGGTAGCAGTGCCAGCAGTAAGAGCAAGAGTCCCCTGCTCCACGCACCACAGGTTCAACCCACGGTTCGCCCATTCCATCGACAGAAGGTTCAGGCTTCTGCGGGCAGTCCTGATCTCGTAGCCACCCTTGACCTCAATCCCAACCCGCTCGTACGCTTCCTCGATAATGTCGAGGATGTTGATGTTCCAAGTTGCCGTGCCTGAAGTAGCCACTACCGGAACCTCCTGGAGATTTTCTTGGCAGTCTCAGGTTGAGAAGAGAACTGCTTTCCTTCGGCGCTGGCCTTTCTCTTTGCCGCAGTAGAAGCAGCATAAACACCGGAAGGCATGGACTGAATCGCCTTCTTCGGCAGGTAGCGTTCGCCCGTGGCCTTAGGTCCTTGAGTAGAGGGCTTCCCGCTCTTGGTCGTCCACTCTTCCTTCGTCCACTTCGACAAGCTCTTCTGAGCGCCAGACTTGGACCCAGAGTATCCCCCGCCAGCGGCCTCGTACTTCTGAGCAACAAGTTGTGCTTTACGCGCAGACCACTGCCCAGGCTTGCCGCCCTTGCCGGACGACATGACCTGAGACTTGATGCGCTCTCGAAGTTGAGGCTTGGTGTAGCCCACTTTAGAATCCCTTCTTGATCTTCGGCACTTGCATCTTCGACACCTTCCGCGCCACAACAGCTTTCGGGTACATGCCGGGAGTCTGCGCTTTGACGGGCTTGCCCGTCTTCTTCGACATCGAAGGAGTGCCGACCTGCTTGCCCATAGAGAATCGACCGATCATTTCTTCTTCATGCTCCGCGCTTCAGACAGGGCGATAGCAATCCCCTGCTTCGGGTTCGTGACCTTCTGGCCCGACGAGGACTTCAACTTGCCAGCCTTGAACTCGTGCATCACCTTACCGACCTTGCCCTGTTGCTGGGCTGACATCTTCATTTGGCCTTTCATATTACCCCCAGCAGACAGTGATTGCGTCAATATTTGTAGCCGATAGATAGATGTTCGTATCAAAACGAACTCCGTTACCACCAAGAGGGATGGCTGTCGTTGAGTTGTTTGGAAGCGATATGTCTATCAAGATATCTCCAGCAGCACCACCATCTCTTAACTGAAATGAGCCAGCCAGTGCGGTATGGGCGAATATCGTCACAACCCTACCTGGACCGTCAAATACCAGTCCTGCTGCCGTCAGCTTCTTGCACGTCAAGTCGCTAATCATACTTCTTCACCTTCTGGGAGGCCGGGGGTGCCTTCTTGCTACCTGAAGGCCCAGCCCACAATACCTTGCGAGACCAGTAGTTCGCGGAGAGCTTGGAGTCCTTGCCTTTGATACCGGCGCTACGAGCCATGTAGCTCTTCCTGGCAGCGGCACTGTAGTTGTGGCCCATCGAAGCGTCACCGAAGTGAACCAGCTTTACCTGATCGCCTTCTTTCGCCAGCACCATCTTCTTCTTGGCAGGATTGGACGACTTGATAGGCTTGTTGAATCCAGGGAACGTATGCCCACGATATTCAATGCCGCCGCCGGATGTACGCTTGAACTTCTGCATTCAGATTCTTCCCGTCTCTAAGGACATGATATTCTCTTTGGCGCTGATATAGAGGATGACTTCCAATCGGCGCATCGTTGACCTAGACTACATGTTCGCCCAGGCACCGTTGATCCGGCCCTGCATGGTGTTGGTGGTGGTGTTGTAGATGATCATGCCGTTGACTGCGGTTAAAGCATCACGCTGTGCAGTGGTCATCCTTGGTACGATCAGAGCGCCAGTAGTGGACTCGATCTGAAGCGCCGCTGAAGTAGCAACCGTGCTGGTTCCAAGAGCCAAGCGTCCAGATGTTGACAGGTAGAAGTCGGCGACAAACCCGGTGGTGCCGTCGTTGGTGAATCTGTAGAGGCCAAAGTCATCAGCCCCATACCCCCAGTAGATCCCCCGCCTGTACCCGGAGGCGTTCGTTACGCCAATAGTGTCAAGCAGGATCGCATTGTTCGACCCCGTCTGGACTCGCATGGCGCACGCAATGTTGGACCCCTGGTTGGCAAAGCCCTGCGCCCCTGAGACTACAAACTTGCCGATAGTAGAGGAAGCAGTGCCGACAAATGTGTTCCCGCTCGTATCGATCCTCACCTTCTCAGACTGCGAAGCCGTCCTGAAGATGATGGCATCAGATGTCCCAGCGCCAGAAGTAGATTGAAGGATGAGTGTGGAGGACGCTGTCGTACCTCCATTCACTATAGGGATTACGGCGCTTGTCGTTATGGTAGGGGTGGCAATCGTAGGGCTAGTGCCGAATACAAGAGACCCTGACCCGGTCTCGTCAGAGATTACGCCTGCCAGTTGGGCGGAGGTAGTAGCAGCAAACTGAGCGAGAGTGCCTCCAGTAATAGCCATAGTCCCGGCTTGAAGGGTAGTGTTCCCGTCAGCCAAGGTAACCGTTCGGCTTGCGGTCAAGGTAGTCGGAGTGAGGGTAACCCCAAAAGATCCGGTCCCACCTGCCCTGCCCGCCAAGACAACAGCGTCCTGCGTTGACGCCACCCTAGCGGTTATCGACCCGAATACTTCTAGCTTTGTTCCAGGACTAGCCGTGCCTATGCCGACACTCCCAACAGCATGGAGGTTGCCGCTTGCCAATAGCGCCATATTGTAAGCGCCAGTAGAAATGCCGAACAACAGCTTGCCACCAGTATTCCTGTAGCAGATGTCTCCTGCGGAAGCATCAGAGAACCACTGGCCCGAAGCGGCAGCATAGGAAACCCACGGGTTAACGCCAGCGCCACCAGATCCGATGCCAGAGGGTCCGGTTGTAGGAAGGTTGATCCAGTGCGCGGTGTTCCCGGTAAACCAGGACGCCATCGTCGCCTGCCCGTCAACAACACCTACGGTCAGAGAGGTGGCCGTAGCTACCCCGATATTGGGCGTGACAAGTGTTGGGCTAGTCGCGAACACAAGAGCGCCAGACCCAGTCTCATCCGTGACGGCAGCAGCTAGGTTGGCGCTCGTAGGGGTAGCCAGGAATGTAGCTACATTAGCTCCAAGCCCAGACACCCCAGTAGAGATCGGCAGGCCCGTGCAATTCGTCAGAGTGCCAGAAGTAGGAGTTCCAAGAAGTGGAGTGACAAGTGTTGGAGAAGTTGCCAGGACAACAGACCCAGAACCTGTTACGGCGCTGACCTGAGTGCCGTTGATCCTGAGAACATTTCCAGACCCGGCGGTATCGAACGTCTTGTTCGTGAGGGTGTCTGTCGTAGCCTTGCCGACGAGAGTATCCGTAGCGGAAGGCACTGTAATAGTGCCGGAAGCAATTGCCTGCGCCTGGAGAGTAGTTGATCCAGACGTAGCGCCTTTAAGCTGTATCGCAGAGAAGGACACAGACCCGGCTGATATCGAAGGCACTATAAGAGTTGATGTAGTGAAGTCGTATCGGAAGCCACTGTACTCCGTGTACACATGAGGAGAACATACGACAGGTATGGCTCCAATTGTTTCCAGTGGCTTCACGTTGCACCTCTCCTAGTTGGGCTTAACCTGCACCCATTCCAGGGTATCGTTATCGAGAGACCAGCCGCACCCTTGAGACCAGCCCTGAAGGGAGTTGTTCTCTTTCTGGAGATCCTCGACGAGAGTCTTTTCTTTCTCGACAAGGGAGTCAAACTCCGTCTTCAGGGCGTGCTTCTGGTTGGCAATAGCGGCCAGCTTGTACTGCAAGTCACGAATCTTCAGCTTTTGCTCTACGGTGATGTCCGTAGGTTTGGTGTTTTCCATACACCTATGTTACATCAGGTGCGCTACTTCGGGGGAGCAGCAGGGGCTTCGATCAGACCGGAGGCCTTGTCGAGAGCGATCTGGTACTCAGCCTGCGCCTTGACGACATTCTCCTGCGCCGTAACAACAGAGGCAGGGGGAGCGTAGGACACAATCTGCTTGACCTGAAGCAAGATGAGATCGTTCGCGAAGTTCACCGCGATGTCGGTCGGGGTGTCGGTCGGGCTGTTCTGATACTTGTTCCACGGCGGGCCGGTAGGATCCAGCGGGTTCGGCTTGGTCTGGGTAATCAGCCAGTTGTAGAGGCTGTCCACGCCATCCTGGGGAACCGTCTTCAGTTCGCGGACAACGGTCGTGCCGTCGTCCATATAGAAGGTGAGAGAGGGGGTGACTTTCGTCGCGAGAGGGTTTGCCATATTAGTTTCCTTAGTTTGCGAAGATCTTCCATGCAGTACCGTTAGACCACACCAGTACTTTATTAGCGCCACCACCAGCAACCGTCGATCCGATTGTCGTGGCGTTGGCGTCGGTAACGTAAGAGATTGTGCCAGCGTTCCCGGCGGCGGCGGCAGGGAGTTGAGAAACGGTCTGAGCAGCGGTTTGAAGACTAACTGCTTGGAGCGCGGCGTAAGCAGAGTCATCGGCTAATCGAACATCGAGTGAATTGCCATTCCGCTTTAGCGACGGGAAGCTGCTGGTCGCGCCGCCGAATTGGAGACGGGAGAAGTCGGACTGTGTGCTGTTGTAGAGGGCAAGAACTCCGTCGGAAGGAGAGTTTATAGATGTTCTCGTCTGCCACAGGATGTAACCAGACGCACCAGCATAAACAGAAGCATTGCTCACTACATTCCCGCCGCTGGAGATGTACGCCAACGCAGCGCCCGCCGAGTTCTGCCACTC